CTGTTGTTTACGCTAATGGTCAGTTTGCTGTTAGAGAATAAAGCCACTATCCAGTTGATGAAAAGGCTTATCTTCAAACTAAACTACTGGTACTTGATACAATTGTTTTTAATAAATACGCAAATCCAGTTGGCAAGGCTCTTTATTTCCATGATGACTCTATGCAAGCAAAAGCTCAATGGTTTGGTAAAAAGAAAATGGTTAAAATAGGAAAAATGATTTTTTATTAGGAGCTAATATGGCAGATGCTTGGATTATAGAAGAATTAAATAGTAATGGTGATGTAGTATGGGAATGTGTATTGCGTCAAAGACCCACAAATATGTCATGGTATAAAGACATTCCTAGTAAAACTCATACGCTTCGCATAACTGAATTGGAAAAAAATATGAATACAGTTGAAACTCACACAAACATTAAAAGCCTTAAAGATGCAACAAAAAGATTAGTGGAGGCAAACAATGGACTATAGCCCTAAACTATTTTTAGCTACACCTTGCTATGGTGGGCTTGTATATGCAACATTTGCTGAATCTATGCTACAGCTTCAAAATGGATTATTAACTCGTGGATGGGATGCTTTCTCATCATTCTTAAGCAATGAATCACTTATTACTCGTGGTCGTAATTCTCTTGTAAATGACTTCTTAGAAACTGATTGTACGCATCTTATGTTTATAGATGCTGACATTGGATTTGAGGCAGATGATGTATTTACTATGGTTGAAGAAGATGTAGAACTTATCTGTGGCATATATCCTAAAAAGCAAATTAACTGGGATATGGTAAGAACAGCTATAGATAAGAAAGTTGAAAACGAATTCTTACAATATTTTACAGGTGCTTATGTAGTTAATAACAAAGATGGAGTTAAGATTGATCGTGAGAATAAGTTTGAGATCAATAATGGTGGTACAGGTTTTATGTTGATTAAACGTGAAGTGTTTATGAAGTTAAAAGATAAATGCCCACGATATACTAATGACATGGCAGATGTAAATGACCAAACAGTTTTAGGTAAAATAATTATAGAATACTTTGATACTAGTATAGATCCTGAAACCAATAGACTATTGTCAGAAGATTATCATTTCTGTAAACTAGCTCGTGATAACGGTATTACAGTTTGGGCTGCACCTTATGCTAGATTATCACACACAGGTACTTATCAATTTAGTGGAAGATTAATGTAATGACTACATGGTATTCAATAGCTAGGGAAGAACAACAGGCTTTAAAAGTAAGGGAATATATAAAATCACATCCTAAGTCTAATTTAAAATCTATCATTCAAGATTGTGGAGTAACACGATATAGATTATCTTATTTATACAAAACAGGACAAATTAAATTACCATTACCAACACCTTATGGAGAACGAAATGGAAAAAATATTAAAAATAATTGATTATCTTATTTATTTTATGGTAGTATTCGCAATGATATGGTTCTTTTACGGAATGTATCAATTTATTGATTTAGTCTTTATAAGGGGATAGATATGGTAGATATGGTAAACAAGCCTCCGCACTATATGGTAGGCGGTATTGAAGCAATAGATATAATTCAAAGTCGTTTAACTAAAGAAGAATATATTGGTTATCTAAAAGGATGTAAACTCAAATATGACTTACGTTATCCTTTTAAAGATCATCCAGAACAAGATTTGGAAAAGTCTGATTGGTATAAAAATAAACTATTAGAAGCTACTCGTGATGAAGATGCTATTAATCCTCCAGAGATTACTGCACAGTTACAACGTCTTGAAATGGTAGATGATTAGGTATCCAGATTTGATAGTTATTACACGCTTAGTAAAAAGCCTAAAAATACTAAACTTACTACATCCTCTGGTGTAGGCTTAACGATACCTAAATTGTAAAAATGTCAAGTAAATTATTTGTATATTTTTTAAACATTTATTTGACACTATTTTAATGTTTATGTAATATACACATATCGCTGATTTATTAATCCACTTGCAAGCGATCAAGAAATTTTGCTAAAGGAGAAAGAAATGGAAACATTATCAATACCTAGTAATCCACTAACATGGACACCTTATTTAGCTTCAGCTTGTGTTGAAGGCTTTGATGGGGAAGAACATGACGAAGAAACAATAGTTTCAGCATGGCAGTATCTTATTAATACTGGTTTGGCTTGGCAGCTTCAAGGTTGGTACGGAAGAACAGCACAAGACTTATTAGACAATGGTATTTGCGAATACCCATATTAATTAAAGGAGAATGACATGGCTTATGTAAATAATGAAACTAAATCTAAAATTCAAGCAGCTTTGAAACCTGTATTTAAAAAATATGGGGTTAAAGCAACAGTTGCTAGAAACTCTTATCAATCAACATTGGTTGTAAACCTTGTGTCTGGTAATATTGATTTTCGTAATGAATATGATACTAGACAGGTTAATGTATACCATATAGATAAATATTTTGATGGTATCGCTAAACAGTTTTTAAATGAAGTTGTAGACACTATAAAACTAGCTGGCGAATGGTATGATGAATCAAACGCACAAATTGATTACTTTAATACCGCATTTTATATCAGTATTAATATTGGTAAACGTGAAAAACCTTATGTTTATAACGAACCTAACCATGTTGTACAGGCTTTAAAAGAGCTTGGTAAATTTGAGTTAGTAGTTGTAGGAAGGGGTTAATTGACAGTTAAATTTAAATATAAAAATCCTAATTTAACTGAAGATCATATACAGCAAATTTGTCAATTTTTAAAAACACCATATGTAAAAGGTGACTATCAAAAATGGAATAAGTTTGCTCAGTTTAAATGGTGGCATAAAAAGAAGCAAGATAAGAGGGATAAGTAATTATCCCTTTTATTTTTTATTTTCTGTATTTCCTAATAAACCTGTTGCAGGTATACCCATTATTCCTAATAAACTTATTTCACCAGATTTTAATTTTTTTACCATTTCATTATATGGAATATTAAGTTTTTCAGCTTTAGTTTTAATTTGATCTAACATAGTATCAGCAATAGATTTTGACTCGCCTTGAATACCAGCACCTGCTGTTTTTTGACCAAATACATTACCTTCTGTTTGTGCTTTATGTCTATACCCAGTCCAAACATTAGCACTAAAATCTCTAGGTGTTAATCCTGCAATATTTGCTTGATTTGCAATAATTGCTGATAAATCTGCATATGGTTTACCAGATGGGAATACACCTTTTTGATTTCCAGTAAATATATTTTCAGATGGTTTTTCTGATAAGTTAGCATAATGTCTATCTAATACAATGGCATTAGGATCACCAGTTAATGCAAGACCCATATTGCGTACTTTTTCTTTACTTAACTCATTAAGATTTCCTTTGCTTGCAGCTATAAGATTATTAGCTCTTCCAGTTTCCATAGGCATCATATTACCAACAGTTTCAAATACTGAATTTTCAGGCATCCTAAAATCTTTTTGTATAATAGGTTCTCCTGCAATATCTCTTCTCATATACTCTGATGCAATTCTTGCATTTCGTGGAACATCAGATACTGGTGAAGTAGCAGCTAGATAACCTGCAAGTTTATTTAATTTTTCTGGGTCATTTAATCCATAAATATCAGCCAATGGAGTATTTTTTAAATCCCACCAATTTACAGTAGGATGATTAGATAAATAATCCATTCCTGTTTTATTTAAATCATGTAATCTTTGTGCATATTCTGGGCTTTTGATAAACTCGTTCCAATTACCTACTGGGAATGATTCACCTTTTCCAACATTATATCCTGCTATTTGACCAGTTTTTTCTCCAAATTTTACAACACCTCTAATATCTTTAGGTTCAAATCTTTTTGACACATCTAAATAAGTTTTAGATGACTCTGGATCATGCCAAGTACCAAAATAATTATCAAGTTGATCTAATGCTTTTTTATTATCTATATATTGTTGTTCAATATCTTTTTTAGTTAATTTATCTAATACTTTATTTCTTGGATCTGTATTTTTGTACATACCCATCATTAAACCATTTTCAGGAATTAATCCTGTTGGAACATTTACTGAATATCCACCATTAGCTAAAGTTTTATTATAAATTTCAGATGGCTTAGTAGATTTAAACATACCAAGACCTTCTTCTTGTTTTACTAAATCTGAAAGCAATCCAGCACCTTTTTTAACTTCTGGAGCTATGCCTAATGCACCTAATAAAGTTCCACCAGCCATTTGACCGTAATTATTATTTGCTGCACCTTGACCAAATAATCCACCGCCTTCTGCTCCCATAATTGGAAGACCTATAGGACTCATTGCTATTGTGTCAGAAAATTTATTAGCTGTTTGTCTTGCAAATCTTGGATTTACATTTGCAGCTTCTAAAGATTTTGTAATTGGATTGGTTAAAAGTGTATCTGTGGGGGATGGATTATAAGATTCTAAAAGTTGTTTACCTTCAGCTAATAATTTAGATTTTAATAATGCACGTTGCCAGTCAGCATCCGAGCCTTCGTTCATCCATTGTAAATTTGGATAATCTGAAAATAAAGTTGACATATTTATTCCTGTAATTAATCATCAAGTTCTGTAATTTCTGCGTACACAGATAACTGTTCTCCAGCTATCTCTATATAACTTCCATCATCTAATTCTAAAATAATAAGATTATCTGCATAGTCAAGTTCACATGATAGGATTGTTTTACCTACCATGTGATTAACTATTTGTTGAGGGGTAAGAGTCATTTATACCTTTACAAATTTCTCTGATTTATCGGATTCTTCTTTCTTATTACTTCTAAACCATGTACCACATTCTTGACATTGGAATCTTCTATATTTACCGCCTACTAATACAGAATAACCTCTGTGGTGAATTTTGTTAGATCCGCAATTTACACATCCTAAATTTGCGTCAAAAGCATTTCTATTAGGATGATTACTTATCCAGCCTTTAAATTTATCGTAAACCTTTTCAAGCAATACAACGTCATTCTTATTGTATTCCTCCATACGTTTCCAAGCTGACTTGTCATTATTCATAACCTTCAGCCATAGCTCATGACCTTCGTGATCTGTTTTCTTACCAAGACCCAAACGCTGTGCTATGTAGTCTAGTTTGTTAGAAACAAATCTAAACTTACTGCGAGATGTCTGAAGTAAATCTATGTGCTTAGCAGGGCTTGGCGGAGGCATACCAGCTTCTAGGAACTCTTTATTAAGCATAGGTATGTCAAATCTATTACCGTTATAGTGAACGATTGCATCAGCTTCATCCATTAGTGCATGGATAGACTTTAGCATTGTATTGCGATCTGTTTTGTATACAGAATCAAACATAATCTTTTTATCGCCATACCATTTAGCGGCATAACAAAGAGTATATGATGATTCTAATAGTTGATTAAGAGCAATGTTCTGTTGCCATATTCCCCAGACCGTTGCTAAATTAGGTGCACATTCTATATCTAGTAATAATATCTTCAAGTTACTCTCCTAGTGTTGAGGTAATTGATTATACACCAAGAAATAAATTGTGTTCTGCAATACGTCTATTTTGTAAACCTTTTAAGATTTTACCAGCAGCATAACAATATCTTAGGAATTTTTCCGCAGCCAATTTTTTATCATGACGAAGAATAGCTTGACGGATGGTTGAACGCTGTAATGTTCCCAAACCAAGATTAAAACTAAAAGACACAAGAGCATCAAACTCATGTTGTTTAAGAGGCACAGGAAGTTGCATAGCCACACCTCTTTCAAATCGTATAAGGTCATTCTTTAAAAAATCCTCTATTTCAGACTTAGTATAAGTTCTATTAAGTCCTTCGTCACTTTGTTTATTATAAGTAAGAACATGACCGAAACCCACAGTAAGCAAATTAGCAGGGCAACGATAAGCGTGATAACGACAACCTTCAAATCGTTTAATAATTTCAAGACCAGCATTACTTATCCTCATTTTTTAGAGAAAGCTCGGCTACCGAAATGGAACATTATAATTGCAGACCATATTTGTTGAGTTTGGTCATCCCATACAATGTCAATAAGGGCTACAACGTCAGCACCTTTATACCAGCCATAAGCAAATCCTAGTAATTCTATTATAACAAATAAAGCGAATAAACCTAGAGAAATTACAGGTCTAACAGCAGCTCTGGCATTAACAATCCATTGTGCAGCACCTTCAGCTTCTTTAGTAGACGCTTGATATAATGCTACCATTTCCTCTGATTGAGATTGTGTTTGTACTTCTTCTAGCTTGATGGCTTCTTGACGTTCTTGAGATGCGTAACCTTTTTCAGCTAAAGCTAATTCACGATCAACCTGTAGTTGAGCCATTTCTCTTTCATGCTTTTGGT